CTCCTTCTCCTTCTCCTTCTCCTTCTCCTTCTCCTTCTCCTTCTCCTTCTCCTTCTCCTTCTCCTTCTCCTTCTCCTTCTCCTTCTCCTTCTCCTTCTCCTTCTCCTTCTGGTTTTTCTGTTTCTATTTTTTTTAATTTTTCTTCTGTTTCTTCTTCTTCTTTTGGTTCTGTTTCTTTAGCATTGAAAATTTTATTTGTAAAATTTTTAACATTCTCTCCGATTCCTTTAACAGTCTTTGTTGCTCCATCAATTATATTTCCTCCTTCTCCTTCATAATTACTTAGGGAATCATTAGTGTCTGAGGAGACCTTACTTAAATTAGTGTCTGGGGATACCTCACTTAAATTAGCAAAATCATATGTCATAATTTATATTATATATATTATAAAAAAATAAATAAAATAATAAATAATATAGATGGTTACTAAATATGAGATTTTTGTAACGATAATTTTTGTGTGTATAATGGCAATATTATATGTTAGTCGTTATAAAGTACAAAAATTTACAGGGAAATTGTTGGGTGGTTCATTAGATCTTATAAAAGATATAAATATAAAACAAAAGGGGAAAAATAAAATATTTGTGTCAATTGCGTCTTATAGGGATAAACAATGTTTATATACATTAAAAGATTTGTTTATAAATGCGAAATATCCAGAAAATATAAATGTAGGAATATGTCAGCAAAATAAAAGTAGAGGTGAAGATTGTATGATTACTGAGAAATGTATTAAAGATGGTTTATGTATAAAGAATCAGATAAAAACAATAAATATAAATTACAAAGAGGCGAGAGGACCAGCATATGCAAGATATTTATGTTCTACATTATATGATAATGAAGATTATTATTTACAGATAGATTCACATATGAGTTTTGTAGAAGGATGGGATGAGAAAATAATTAAAATGTATGAGAAATTAGATAAAAATAATAGAAGAGACAAAGTATTATCAACATATCCATTAGATTATTCAGATAGACATTTAGATAAAGTGCCGTATATATGTGAGTCAATGTATAAAAAATATAAAAATATACCTGAATTTAAGGCACATATTCAAAACAAATGGGATGAACCAAAATTGACTTATATTGCCTCTGCTGGATTTTTATTTATGCCAAGGAATGTTGTTTTGGATGTGCCTTTTGATAATAAACTTGATTATTTATTTATGGGTGAGGAGGTGTTATATTCAATGAGATTATTTACTCATGGATATAGTATTTTTGCACCAAATGAAAATATAATGTATCATGATTATGGAAGAAAGAATGAACCGAAAGTATGGGATGATAATAAAGATTTCAATAAAAATAATGAAGGAGTAATAAATAAAGTAAAATATTTATTTGAAATAGGTGATCTTGAAGATGTGCCGCCAGAATTACAAATAAATATTGATAAGTATGGTGCTGGTAAAGTTAAAACAGTCCAAGAGTATTTAGAATTTGCTAATTTAGATGTAATAAATGGCAATGGGTCAAAGAAATGGTGTGAATAAATAAAAATTGATCTAAATATAAAACAAGATATATAAATTATAATAAATTAAATAAAAATAATGGAAGATTTAGATGAAAATTTTAATAATTTAAATTTAAATAATAATAGTTATAAAAATATAGTAACAATTAAAAAAATATTTAAGATAAAAAAGAAACTGGTTTTAGATGAAACAACTACAAATAAAAAAGAACTTAATGATATTAATAGAAGGATAGAAAAAGAGTTTGTTATGAAACCGCAATGGAATTAACCGATAAAAAATTACTTGATAGATATAAAGAAAGTCCATCTGTAATAAAATCAATAAGTAAATTAGATATTGTGTTATCGAAATATGTAAATGAAGAAGATAAACATAAAATATTAGAAGAATATCTATTAGAATTAATACCAGCAGGAACTAAAGGTGTAATACGAGGAAAAAAATTTAATAAAATAGTTGAAAAAAAAATAAATAGTTTTGATTTGGATAAGGAAAATTTTGATGTTTCCTTTGAAAAAAAATGTGAAAAACATATGACAGATGAAATACCTGATTGGTATATTTTAGAAAAATCAACAGGTAAAACTATCATTGGTATGAACCAGTTAGATTTATGGGGTGGAGGGCAACAAATAAATAGGGGGTCAAAATATTTAATTGATAATCAAAATAATAGTGAAAATAGTAAATTAGTATGTGTTGTTTCAAATAAAATACAACTCAAAAGTGATAAAAATAAAACATTCAAATTATTTAAAGTAGGTTTTGAAAATGATACATTATGTTATTTAAATAATTTACAAAGTATTATTTATTCATATTTTAGTTTAAAATAGTTTATTAAACTCTTTTATTAACTCTTGTTTAGATATTGATTTTGGACCACATGTATTATTTTTACATTCATAGATAATATTTTTTAATTTATTAAATAATGCATCTGTTAATTCTATATCAAACTTAATAAAGTAATGTGATTGAATAGATTTGTCTTTGGTTTCTTTACTAATATATCCTGCGTTCACACCTACACGCCTAAATGATATATCATGTTTATCTGTATTTTTTACAAAATTATATTTTTTGGGTATAAGTTTTTTAGGAAGTATACGCTCAATATCTTTCTTTATCCATATTTGAAATACACAAGGAACATCATATATTTTTTTATCTATAATAAATGAGTTTTTAGGTAAATCGTATTCGTATATGAGATGAAAGTTTAATGGGTAATGTTTTTTTAAACTATTTTTTTTAAAACTTTTAGGTAATATAAATGAAATACTATTACAATATTCACAAGATTTTTTAATAAATTTAATAGCGAGTGAAGATTGACGACCAAAAGGAGGATTTCCTATAATATGAATTTTACTATTTGGTTTTTTAATTATTGTATTATAATTAAACTCTAAATAATCTTGTTCAATTATCTCATCATTTTCTGGTTTTAAATCATAAAATTTATAATTTTTAAATAATGTTTTTATAGCATTAATAAATGAACCATTTCCTGCACTGGGTTCTATACATATATCATTTTTTTGTATATAAATATGTTTTTTTACTAAATCAATACATTTTTTAACGATAAAATGTGCTGTGTAAAATTTATCAATAGTTTCTCGTTTTAATCCTGTATTTTGCATTGTATTTTTTTTATAATCATTTACTTTTTTATTTTCATTTTCAATAATCAAATTGTTATTATTTAATTTTTCTTCAACTGGTTTATCCACAAGTGCCTTAATTTTATCAACATTATTTTCAAGATAATCAATGATATTATAATTATAACAAATTGGAAATTCTAAATCAAAATTGTCACTTAAATTTTTTTCTAAAAAACCCACAATATAGATACGCTCTTGATGGTGAGGTATATTTGTAATAGCAGAAGTATCTAAAATTTTATCTTTAATAATATAACCAATAGATTTTAAATTTTCCATAATAATTTTATATGTATTTCCTTTATCATGTGATACAAGATTTTTAACATTTTCTAATATAATAATATTCGGTTTATGAAATTTAAGTATATCTAATATTTTCCAAAATATATTTGAGCGTTCGTTATCAAATCCTTTTTGATTACCAGCAATACTAAATGGTTGGCAAGGAAAACCAGCACATAAAAGAACATGGTTTGGTATATTTTCAGTTGCAATATCATGTAAATCTTGTAAAACAAATTGAGAGCAATTATTGTTTAATTTATTAATTTCATAAGAAGATTTTAACATATCATTTGAAAATACACATTTAAAATTATTTTTTTCTAACACATAAGAAAATCCACCTGTTTCAGAACATAAGTCTATAAAAGTATAATGTTTAGAACATATTTTATTATGTTTATTATATAAAGTTTTTTTAGAAAAATTAATATTACAAAATTTACAATGGTATTTACTCATTATATATATTGGTATTTAATTTATAAATCAATTTATAAAATAAAAAAATTATTTTTAATATAAATAATAATATAATGAGTAGTGAATATAGAGACTATGATAATATAAACGAAGATGTAAGAAATAATTATAAGATGGCAAGAATATATCAAACATTAGATTATGTAAAATATATGAGGGGGAAATATAGTAAATTTGAAGAAAAAATAGATATAATAAAATCATTAGAATTGTTAAATAATTTTATAGATTTATCAGATCCAGATATATCTTTATCAAATTTGGAGCATTTATATCAATCAGCAAATTACGCAATGGAAGAAGAAGAACCTGAATGGATGATTGTAACCTGTTTATTACACGATTTAGGAAAAATAATGTATTTACGAGGGAATGATGAAGATGGAACAAGTATGAAAAATCAGTATGGTATAGTAGGAGATACATTTATAGTAGGATGTAAAATACCAGATGATATTATATTAAATGAGTATAACATATTAAATCCAGATATGAGTAATGATAAATATAATACAAAATATGGAATTTATGAAAAAAATTGTGGATTAGATAATTGTTATGTATCTTATGGTCATGATGAATATTTATATCAACTGTTGAAATATAATAATACTAAATTACCAGAAGAAGCGTTGTATATAATAAGATTTCATAGTTTATATTTACATCATGATAAAAATGTCTACGAACATTTAATGAGCGAAAAAGATATTAAATATTTACCACTTCTTAAAAGATTTAATAAATACGATTTATATTCAAAATGTGATAAAATAATAGATGATAATAAAAAAAAATATTTGCGAGAATTATATAGCAAATATATTTAATAATTTGGAGGAAATATATAAGTAAGGATAAATTAAGAATAATATAAATATCCCTAAAAATCACATCCATTTCCAGTGTCACCTGAACCGAAACCCCCATTTTTAAGTATAATCGGGGGGCAACAATTATTTTTAAAATTATTTTTATACTTTTGTTTTTTGGAAACAAAAGAGTTTTGGGGGAGACATGGGGTGGATATAACAAATGAGGAGGTCATGTTGTGTGGTATGTGTATAACTTATAATATATATATGCAATCAATTTATATTTATATATAGTATTAAAATATAAGATAAAATAGAGAGAAGTATTTAAATGTGTGATAAGGAAAATGTTGGAAGTGATATAACATATTCAGTGATAAACAATACTCCAAAAAATATGTATATAACAAAATATATAAATAAAATATTATCGGGAATAAATAATAATATTTGGATAAATGATAATTTAGTAAATATATGTGGTAATTGTAAAATAGAATTTACATTTTATAGAAGGAAACATCATTGTAGAGGGTGTGGTAAAATATTTTGTTATTATTGTAGTTCAAAATATATAAATAGTTATGTATGTAATAAGACAAAATTAATAGACAAATATAAGTATATTTCAATGACAGATAATAGTAAATTAGGGAATAATAGAGTATGTGATAATTGTTATAATATATTTATAAAATTAAATAATATAAAAAGATGTATTGGAGTAATAAAATTGTTGCCATTAGATATAAAAAATATATGTAAATTTTCATTAGTATCGTGTGTATGGAATGAGACAATAATAATATATTTATCAATATTTCGTAATATCCAATATATATTGCCAATACAAGAGATAAATAGGATTCAAAAAAATATGTTAAAGAATAATGTAGAATATATAGTTGGTCATAATAAATTAATGTATAACTATATAAAATACAATATAGATGAAAATATAAAAGATGTATTAACAAAATTTAAAAGTAACAATAAAAAGGTAGAATGTAAAAATTTATTGTGTAATTTAAAATGTAATAATAAATTTGGACATTCTGAAATATTAGATATACTAAAAACGATAGAAAATATAGAAATAAGAAAATATATGATAAATAATTTGGAATTGAATGAAGAGTATTTATTATGTTATATAACATATTTAGTAAGTTGTGTAAAATTAGATAGTATAGAAAATCCGTTAATATGTGATTATTTAGTGGATAAAACGATAAATTTCAAGATAGGGGTGAATATATTTTTTGAGTTAAGGTATTATTCGCTATACATATATAATATAGATAAATATGTGGAGTATTATTATGATAAAATATATGAGAAAGATAATATATTAATAAAACAAATAGTGGATTGTTATAATTATTTTAGTGTATTTGGTAATAATTTTGATAATAATAAGGTGATAATAAATAAATATTTGGAAGATAATGACATATATAATCCATTTGCGAATAATGTGAAATTGGAGAATATAAAATATAATTGTATAATAAAAAAAAATAGTTATACAAAGCCGTTAATAATACCATATAATATAGATAAAAGGAATAGTGAATATATATATAAGAATGCACATATAATGTATAAATATGAGAATGTAAGGAAGGACAGAATAGTTACAGATATAATAAAATTAATAGATATATTATTAAAAGAGGAGAATCTGGATTTAGATATAGTAAAATATGATGTATTGCCAATTAATGAGAAATATGGTATAATAGATATAGTGCAAAATTCTAAGTCAGTATTTGATATAATAGAGAATAAAAAAACAAGTTTATTAAATTACATATTAGAGAACAATCCAGAAGATAAAGTGGATGATATAAAAAAAAGGTTCATAAAGAGCACAGGTGCTTATAGTATAATAACATATTTATTGGGGATAGGTGATAGACATTTAGATAATATAATGATTACAAATAGGGGTATATTATTTCATATAGATTTTTCATTTTTGTTAGGGATAGACCCTAAATTATATGCTCCGACAATAAGAATAATACCAGATATGATGGAGGTTATAGGTGGTACAAATAGTTATAATTATTTATTATTTAAAAATATATGTAATAAATGTTATAATATATTGAGACAAAATACAAATGTAATATGTAGTTTATTATCTTTATTACCAGAAAATGAATATAGTAGAGATAAACTGGAATATGAGATTTTGAGTAGATTTAATCCAAGTGAAATAGAACAAGAGACAGATATATATTTAAACACGACTATTGAAAACAGTAAAGATACATATAATAAATATATTGATATAATGTATTATTATAATCAAAAAAATAATATAAGTAATATTCTAAGAAATTTATTTTGAATATGTATATTTTCAATATGTATATGGGATGATTTACGTTAATGAGTTATTGTCAATTTAGTGATTTTGTGTCCTACTAATTGTTTATATAGGGTTTCATAAGTATAACTCTTAATTATTCCATATTCTGATTCATCTTCTGTCGTATCAGGTTCGTAGCATTTTTTTTTATCCATATATACAATATCACGATACCATCCACTACAATATGCATAATTGTAATTACGATCTGATTGAGTATAAATTGTTTGGGTGGGATGTATACAACCATATTGTTCAACTATTAAATGGATATCGTCCTCCTCATCCTCATCCTGAATTTCATTCAATTTCAATTGGATGATGTCTTTCTTATCCTGAATTGGAGAAAAACTTAATAATACTATTCCATTTCCACAACATCCCATGCATCCTCCTTCAACTATAAAACATTGAACCCAATAAATTTTGGATAGTATGTATTCCATGATAATTTCTGTGATATTGTATTTAGGGTCTTTCAACCCTTTTTGTTGGAGAAGTCGTTGCACAAAGTTTTTCATTGTGTAAATTATCTATTATAAGTAATATTCAATTTTATTTTATGTAATGTAATGTAATGTAATGTAAATTAATTTATAATTTAAAAATATTTTATGAATTTATATTAGCATATTATTAGCATATTAATGAGTAAATTGCTTGATATAATAAAAAAATATAATAAAAAGATTTTGATAAGTAATATTAAAAATAATTATGAGGTAAAATTAGAACAAAAAATAAAAAGTACAAATATGGCAGGTTATAAAAAATGTGACATAGTGTTTTTAATAATAAAAAACAATAATTAATATATAATATATAATAAATTTAGAAATCTGCGTCAAGTGAGAATTGGTTATCAGCGGTATTTTGCATTACACCTGCTTTGTTATATTCGGATACTTTTTTTTCAAAGAAATTTGTTTTATTTCTAATAGATGAGAATTCCATAAAATCAAAAGGATTTTTTGTATTATACAGTTTATTATAACCTAATTGAACTATTAATCTGTCAGCAACAAATTGTATATAATTTGACATTAATTTTGAATTCATACCAATTAATCCGCAGGGTATTGACTCACATATAAATTCAGTTTCAATATTAACTGCTTCTGTAAATATTTCATACATTTCTTCTTGTGATAATTTATTTTTTGTCATTCTATATAATTCCACACCAAATTCGGTATGCATTCCTTCATCACGAGATATTAACTCATTTGAAAATGTTAATCCAGGCATTAATCCCCTTTTTTTTAACCAAAATATAGCACAGAAAGCACCCTGAAACATTACTCCTTCTACTATTGAAAATATAACTAATCTTTTAGATAAAGAACATTCTTTATCATTTATATATTTAATAATCCATTCCGCTTTATTTTTAATAGCAGGTATAGTCTCAATAGCATTAAATAATTTATGTTTTTCATTATCATTGTTTATATATGTATCAATTAATAAAGAATAAGTTTCTGAATGTATATTTTCAATCATAACTTGAAATTCATAACATACTTGAACTTCATAAATATTAATATCTTGTAAGAAATTGACCTGTATATTTTCATTTACAATACCATCACTTGCTGCAAAAAATGCTAATATATTTTTTATAAATGTTTGTTCGTCCATACTTAATTTGTCAAATTCATCTAAACTAAAATCAATTTCCTCAACAGACCAAAAATTTGACAACTGTTTTTTATATAAATTCCATATAGATTTATATCTTGTATCTATTGGAAATGTTTGAAATCTTTTACAAGATTTATCTGTTAAAGGTTCTTGAACAACATTGTCTTGGGCATATGATGACATATATTATTATATTATATTATAAATATATTTTTTATATCAATCAATTTTGATATTTATTATTTTTTATTAATTTACTCATTTTATAATTATAATTATAATTATATTTTACTCCATGGACTGTTTGTAAATGGCATTGTAATCCATATGTTGTATAAAAAGTTTTTAATTTACATAAACAATCTGGATGTAAGCACCAAATAGAATATCTATTAATTTTCAATTTATTTGTCATATTTTTTTATTTATATTTTTTAACTATACTCTAATATATTATATTGATTTTATATACAAATACTGCTATTATCAAATTTTTTATATGATATAAATAATATTATAAATAATATAATGTTTAATTTAATGTATTTTTTAATATCGTTTTTTGCTGGTATAATTATATCACTCATTAATATTCCTCAACCAAAAGTTATATATATGTATCCCGATATTAACGACGACATCATATATACCGACAATAACAACAAAAAATTTAAATTAATATCCACCGAAATAAATACTGGAAACCAGATCTAAAAGTATCTTTTAAAAAAAAAAGGTATTAACCCAACAATTTTGAAAATATTATTATAATTGGGAGAAATGGAGACCTACACTGTATAAATTAGGGATACAAAATGATACAAAATGATACAAAATGATACAGCGAGGGATACAAAATGATTAGGTTGCTTAATCCATATTTTTTTATAAAAAATTTTATACAAATTCCACTCACAAATAGCGATATTTATATATAAAAAATGATAAGATTTTTTTTTGATTAAGCAAATTAAGCAATTAAGCAAAATGGTTCCAATTAAGCAAAATGAAAATCTTGTTTATTTTTTAATAAAAAAAGGCATTTTTAGGTAAGAAAATGGTAAATTATTTTCAAAAAAAAAAGTGGATTAAGCAAAATGAACTCAATTAAGCAAAACGAAAATAGGAAAAATGTGTGCGCGCACAAAACAAAATTTCATATTGTAGAATATTTAAAATACATGACATCCTTATAAAAATAAAAAAAATAAATAAAATAAAAAAAATAATAAAAATAATAAAATAATAAAAATAATAAAAATAATAAAATAATAAAAATAATAAAAATAAAAAATAATAAAAAAAAAAAAAAAAAATAAAAAAAAAAAAAAAAAAAAAAAAAAAAATAATTAACATAAAAAAAAAATAATAAAAAAAATAATAAAAATAATAATAAAAATATATCAAACAATATACAAAAATCCTCGGCATTTCATGTCGAATTTTGTCGATTCCATGTCGAATTTTGTCGATTAATGTCGATTTTTGTCGATTCTCGGTTTTATACATTTTTTATCGATTTTTAAATAGGTTTTTACAATTATTATACATTTTTTGAATATAGACAATTGACTATATATTTTTGTAATGATTATATATTTTTCTATTTTTTTATATTTTTTTTATATTTGTGAGTATAATATACATATTTTATGATATTTTTAGGATTTTATGTATCATATTTTCTCGGCATTTTCTCGGCATTTTCTCGGCATTCTCGGCATTTTCTCGGCATTTTCTCGGCATTTTAAAAACTGAAAATCGGGGGGGGTACATAGAAAAATTTTTCTGGAAAATCTTTGTACTTTTTTTTCACCACAAAAAATAAAAATAATAAAAAAAATAAAAAAAATTGTATATATATTTATTGGGAGAAGTTAAGGGTATAATATATAATTAACACCTTCCATTTGGTGATTTTTTATGTGAGTTATATGGTTTATTAATAAACATACATTCATTTAAATCTTGTGTAAGTCCAGGTTTAAGTGTTTTTCTTCTTTGTTCTGGATTACATTTTGTATTATATTTATCTAAACCTTTTAAGATACTGTCTACATCAACCAGATCTTTATTAGCGGCTTCTCTACCATTGCCAACGGTGGATACATTATTACCGTCAGAAAATCCTAAGTTAATTCTGCAAGTGGTAGGATGTTCATATGCGATGGAGTCCATAAGTAAATCATATGGTTTAGTGGATTGTTTAACTTGTTCTTTAGAATAACATTTATCGTATTGTTGTCTTGTGGATGCCATAATTACTATTATATATAATATATAAGAAAAAAAAGAGGAATAATTTATAATAATTCATTTTTAATATGTTTATTAATATTTTTAATATTTTTTAGACATTTTTTAGTATATTCAGAGTTTGGTTTAAGATTTCTGCTGATAATACCTGCTTGTGAAAATTTGTAAATATTATTATGTGAATGGAAATTAGAAATCATTTCAGGTATAAGTGGTAATGTATTATCAACAGATGATTCAGATAATACATTTAAAGATTTTTTTTCATTAGTAGTAACGCCAGATATAATATCAAGTTCTTTTTTGCGATTAATAAGTTTGCATCCATTTTTATATGGTATAGTTTTAAGTCTATTATTATTAATTTGTTGTATATGATTTTTATTAGTATTGAGTGGTTTATTAATATTATGTGTAATAACAGGTTTAGTATATAATTGGTTTCTTTCATAAATAGTATTATTCATACAATCTCTTTGCACAGGACATAACAGTTCAAAGTCGTCAGGTGTATAATTACTGTTAGTAGGTATATTAAGAAATGAGGAATACATAATTTATATTATAATAGAATAAAAAAATAAGAAAAATATATATATAAATAATATATAAATAGAATATGAGTGAGGAAATATGGTATAAAAATCCTTCTGTATTAATTGAAGCAAAAAATTTAACAAAGTTTTTTCCAAGTGAAAGTATGAGTAAATCGGAGAAATTAAATGCAATGGTAAGATTTAGTTTATATTTAAGCATATTATTATTTATGAATAATGGCGATTATAATAATTTTTACATATTGTTAATAGTATTGGGCATGACATATTTAATGTATAGCAACAAAAAATATGGAGGTGATAGTGAAAAAGGAGATGATAAAATTTATACATATACAACAGAGAATAATCCGATGAAAAATTTATTAGTAACGGAGATGGGTACAGACAAAGCATATTCTTATAAAGGAGATGACAGCAAAGAAATAAAAGAGAATTTAAACAAAGGATTAAATAGGAAATTAGAAGATTTTTGTAATAACCAACATTCACAAAGGCAGTGGGTGACAGTTCCAAGTGAGACAGAGGGCGATTTTGCCAGATTTTTATATGATATGCCATCGTGTAAATCAGGAGACAAAGATGCTTGTGCGAGAGATATTGAATATAGATATAATTTTAGATAAAAAAAATATAATTTGTCTATTTGCTTTGCTTTGTTTATTTATTTGTTTTTTTTGGATTTTTTAAGAGATTTATTTTTCTTGTTAGATTTAGCAGGATTATCCATAAGATTAGACACAAATTTCATAGCATCATTATTGAGAGATTGCATATCAATATTACTATTTTCAAATAAAGAACCAGATTTAGATATAATCTTATTAATTTCTTCTGGATCTTGACTCATTAATTTTGAAAGGTTAATATTAGGGTCATTGACAATTTTTTTAGTCATATCCATAATATTTTTCATAAAATCATTGTTTCCAAATGTTTTGGTAAGTTTTTCACAAGCTTCATCAACATTTTTGCTAAAATTTTTATCAGCAACAGGATTGTCAGCAGTTGTATTGTCAGCGATGGGATTGTCACCAGTGGTATTATTATTTGTGGTGTTAGTGAGGGTAGATTTAATTTGTTTCATAAATTTTTTGGTTTGTGAGTCAATATTTTCTTTGTTATATGTGTTGGAGATGAGGTAAATAGTTTGTAAATATTTACAGATATTAGTTTTTTGTGTATTGTCATCAATAGATTTAAAAAGTGCAGATAAGTTAATATTATCATCAATAAATACGATATCATTATTATCAAAAACTGAGAAATCAAAAATAATAATATGTTGTATGTAGGGTGAGATATTGTTATTGACGATTTCAATGTGTGTTTCATCAAGTGTTAAATCGTCAACAAATTGCTTAATGGAATTGTCAATAGCAGTTAATTGTGATAGTAGGGCATAAGTTTGTTTAAAGAATTCATTTTTAATAGTGTCGATATTCATTAATAATATATTAAATAAAGAAAACCTTAAATAGTAATAATATAATATATTTTAAATATAAGTTAATTATATTTTTTTAATTATTTTTATTTTTTAATTATTTTAATGTTTTATTTTTTTATTATAATATAATATATATATAGTTCATGAGTTTAAAATATAGAACGAATCGTTTTAATGTGCCAAGTGTTTTTATGGATACTAGTGAAAATAGTGTTATATTCTCAGGAGGAATTGCAGTTGATAAAAATGTAAATATTTCAGGTAATGCTGTTATTAGTGAAGATTTAAAAATTGCGAAAACCTTAGTTGTAACGGGTGTAGCCTCATTAGGAGAAGGAACGCAAATTGGAGACTTAACATTTAGTAATGGAGAAATTATCAACACAAATTCAAACAATACAATTAAATTTAATAATTTAGAAGTTAATAGCAATGGTGCGTTTACAAATAATGTAAGTGTAGGAGGGAATTTAAATGTAACTGATAATGTAAATATATCTGAAGAGTTAATTGTAAATGGTATTTCAAATTTTAGTAATGAAGTTAGAGTTGGAACTGTAACTCTAAATAATGGTTCAATTACGGATTCAAGTGGTTCCATTAGTTTTGATAATGAGAATTTATCAACAACAGGAACTCTAAGTGCGGGTGTTGCTACTTTAGCAAGTTCTTCACAGGTAGGAAATCTTACATTAGCGGATGGTTCAATTACGGATTCGAGTGGTTCAATTAGTTTTGGAGATGAGAATCTATCCACAACGGGAACTTTAAGTGCTGGTGTTGCTACCTTAGCAAGTTCTTCGCAGGTAGGAAATCTTACATTAGCGGATGGTTCAATTACAGATTCGAGTGGTTCAATTAGTTTTGGAGATGAGAATCTATCCACAACGGGAACTTTAAGTGCTGGTGTTGCTA